CAAGCAACGAGTTTCAAATCTTATGTGCGTTGGTCTTGATCGTTGGGCTGTACCTACTCCAAAAGTAAAGGTTGATCGAAGCCAAGCGGAATCTCTTGGTTTAACCGATGGCGATATTGACGCAATGGTCAACGATGCTGAAGCTCAAGCACAATTATTCATAAGCGCTGAACAATCTTATCTTGTAGAGAATGACGCTGTCAGCTTTGACACTTACGCAGCTCAACCAAATCTCTATGCATCCGGACCTTTGGAGATTATCACCAAGTGTGATTCTCAAATGTCTGCTGCTTTCCTTACTCAGTTTGCTGATCTTGGCAACACTGAAACAGGAGCGAGATCAGTAGGTGAGATTCACTTGTCTGTCTTCAGAAGAGCAGCAATCAATCTTTGTGATCTTGTCGCTGGTCAAGTCAGCGGTGTTGATCGTAGAGGTGGCGGAACCATTGGGCGGTTGATCCGTTGGAACTTTGGCTTGGTCGATCCTTCCAAACTTCCAAAGCTTGTTCACACCGGTCTTGATACTGATGACTTGGCAGAATCTTTGGGTATGCTTCCCGGTCTTGTTCAAGCTGGTCTTCTCACTCCCGATGATGAATTGGAGCGAGCAATCAGAGAACGTCTTGGAGCCGGTGACCTTCCTGAAGATGCTCAAAGATCAGCGCTTGAAAGAACAGCTAGTCTTGGCGGTGGTGGTGGTGTTTCTGCTCTTGCTGAACAACTCATCAAGCGGAGAAAAAACAATGGCTAAGATTAAGAAGCGAACACAGGCCCAAACTCCTGCACCAAAAAAAGATCAAGTGACAGGAAGCGCTAAGAATCCAAAGGGAAGCGCTAGCGGTTCTCGTGGTGGCATCGAGATCAGTGAGCAAGCTGTCAAAGCTCTCCAAAACATGATCGACAAACACAATGACCAATACAAAGCCAAGTCTAAGAAAGTTGACATGGGGATGTTAAAGGCAGTGTTTAGACGTGGCGCCGGTGCTTTTTCTGTTAGCCATAGACCAGGCATGACAAGGACTCAATGGGCCTTAGCTCGCGTTAAGACTTTCCTTAAGTTGGTCGGTACAGGTGAGCGGAAGAAAGCATACAACACAGATCTTGACTTGCTTCCTAAAGGCCATCCACAGCGAACCGAGAAGGAAGCCAAAGCTGAAACTTTAGCTATTCCTGACAAGTACAGTCATATTGACTTTACTCCACCAAAGGGAGCGCAAGAAGCAGCAAAGCGAGCGCTTGAAGTCAGAGCGACCAAGCCACCAAGTCAGAGAGGTATGACTGATGTTGGCATTGCTAGAGCTAGAGATCTAGGCAATGGGAAGCAACTATCTCCCGACACTGTTAAACGGATGCTTAACTATTTCACTCGACACGAAGTAGATAAAAAAGGTTCCACGTGGAACGATCAAGGAAAAGGCTGGCAAGCTTGGCAAGGTTGGGGCGGTGATGCCGGCTTTGCTTGGTCAAGGAAGGTTGTGAATCAAATGAAACGTGCAGACGAAAAGTCAACAAGCCTCCGAGCTTATGGCGAAGCAATTCAACTCACTCACTTAAGTGAGCCAAGCTATGACATCCCTGAAGGCCTCACAATTGGGAAGCCCTTCAAAACCTTAGCTCTTGGCCAAGTATCATCAAGAATGAATGGTGAGAATATCGGTCAAGAAATAGATCATGAGCTTCTAAATGAAATGATCCGAGTCTTTAATGAGCGTAAGCTTGCGGATCCTGTCATCATTGATTGGCAACACGCAACATCACCTTTTCAAGGTGGCTCTCCAGCTCCTCCCGAAAGTGGAAACGCTCTTGGGATGATCGTTGAATTAGAACTTAGAGAAGATGGACTATACGCAACACCAGCATATAACGAGCGCGGTCTTGATGTTGTCAAGTCTGCCGGTGGTGTCCTTTGGTCAAGTCCTGAGTTCTTAAATGGAGAAGTATTCTCCAGAGATGGCGGATCCAAGATTGGAGATGCCCAACTACTAGCAATCACTCTCACTCCCAGACCTGCTCAATCAAACGATAAGATTGGCCGGGTACTTTTAACCGAAAGGATAAACTCAATGGACAACATTGAATCATTATCTGTTGAAGAACTGCGCCAAATGCTCGTTGCTAAAGATGCTTTGGTCAAAGAACTTGAACAAAAGATGAAGGACATGATGGCTGAATCTGAGTCTGCAATGGTCGATCAAAAAGAAGAAACCATGAAAGAGGAAGACGAAGACAAAAAAGAAAAGATGGCTGAATCTAAAGAAGAAGACAAAGCTGAAAAGATGAAAGAAGACGAAGAAAAGAAAGCTTACAAGATGAGTGAGCAACTTGCTGAGTCTACTTTATTAAGTGAGGTTCAAGCGCTTCGAGAGAATAACGCTAAACTTTCACAGCGTCTTGAAGCTATTGAAGCAGAGAAGAAAGAAGTTGAGAAGCGCGAAGCAATCAACACTCTATTAAATGAAGGCAAGATCACTCCAAGTGAGGCTGTTGTCGCTGGCAAAGCTTTTGAGCTTCGTGAAATCCAATCAGAGTTTTGGACCATGTTCAGCGAGCGACCTTCTAACAGTGCTCTTCCTTTAGTTGAAGTTGGTCATGGTGCAAGTGGCCAAGAAATCAACAAGGCTACTCTTGATCAAGAAGTCCGTAAACTAGCAACTGAAAAGTCTGTAAGCTATTCAGAAGCTCTTGACCTATTCGCTAAATCAAATCCTGACTATTACAACAAAGTATTTGGAGCTTAATCATGAATAACATCATTAAGACTTTCGTGGCTGATGGAGCCATCACTGAGTTCGCTCTCGTTTCTTCAACAACTGCAGGAAAAGTGACTGTCACTTCTGATGCAGATGATGCCCGTTGCATCGGCATTGCTCAACGTGCTTGCGCAAGCGGTGAGGTTGTTGAGGTTCTTATTCAAGGTGAATCAAGAGTTATCGCTGGAACCGGCGGAATTGCAAACACTGCTTCACTTGTTATGGCCGCCACCGGTGGAACTGTTTTAGCTCATGCTACTACCGGAAATTATGCAATCGGCCAAATCCTTCCAAATGTGAACCAAGCTTCAGCAAGCGCTAATGATCAGATCTTGATCAAGTTCACCGGCCCTAACAATCTACTTCCTTAAGGAGTTAAATCATGGCTTCATCATATTCAAATCTACATCCTGTCGATCAGATCTTAACAAGCCTTGTTCAAGAAGTTGTTCCTAGTGATAATCAACTCATTGCTGACCAGGTTCTTGAGACTATCAAAGTTCCAGAGCGATCAGGAACTCTATTAGTTGAAAACACTCGTAACTTCATGGGCGCAGGTGCAGGCCTTGATCTTGAGCGTGCTCCCGGTTCAAGTCGTGCTTCAATCGGTGGCTTCGATCGTTCAAGCCAAACTTTCAAAGCTAAGATCTACAGCGCAAGCGATTCAATCGCAATGGAAGACATCTTTGACAGCCAATATCCCGGCAGTGAAGAAGCTCGCATTGCAAAGAAAGTTGCTCGCGTAATGAAGCTCGCTCGCGAGAAGCGCGCAGCTGATCTTCTTTTCAACACTGCAAACTTTGAAGACAATGACTCAACTGCTCAATTCGGCGGAAAGTTCAACGCTGTTGGGGCTGAAGCTTTAAGCTATCTCCACGAGCTAAAAGACATTGTTTTTGAGAACGCACATGGTATCAATCCAGACACCTTGATCTTTGGTCGTCAATTATTCCGCGAGCTAGCGCGTAATCCCGAAGTTCGCGGTTATGTTGGAACTAGCGCCAGCGGTATCGCAAGCGGTGAGCGCATCTTAAATGATGAAGCTGTGATTGCTGTTCTTCGTGATGTTCTTGGTATTCCTAACATCTTCGTTGGCCAAGCTCGTCAAGATACTGCTGTTCCTGGTGCTACTAGCTCAGAGTCTTACATTTGGACAGGTGACAGCTTGTTCATGGGTATTCTTCGCGGTTCTGATGCTATCGTTCAAAAGAGCGGTAATGTGAAGGGTATGCCTGTGGCAGCTCTTAACTTATCATTCAATGATATGGTTAGCGGTCAGTATGACAGCCTTGATAAGACTCGCCGTTATGTTTGGGGTGAAGAGGTCAACACTTTCCATGCTGTTGATTCTACTCTCGGTTTTGTTCTCACTGATTGTCTCTAAGATATGTTTTGTTCTTGTGGTCAACCTATCCTCCTTGCGGAGAAGGAAGATGCTGATAAGTTAGCAGTTGAAGACTTGACTAGACAGGCCAAGAGTCAGTCTGGTCCGTTGGCCACATTAACAAGAGCAAGACGCGATCAACTCAAAGCTGAGATTT